TTATGAAAATAAATATGACTTTTTATCCCATAGGATTTGATCATGATTCATTGTTGGGCACTGAAGATCATTTGCTAAGAAAGAAGGATATTTCGTTGTATTAAAAATGCTTGAGAAATTAGAGTGCATCGGGCTATTAAATATCTCACTCCCATATTGAGCTACGAGTAAAATATGAATGGCAGCTACTGCATTTATTACAGCGTTAAGAGATGCCTTTTGCTTGTTTGTTCCGCGATTATGCTTAACTGCATTATATGCGTCATACCAAGTCAAACTAGTAGTTGGTTTAGATTCATCCCAACCACTAAATGGGCACCACTCTTGCAAATATGGATAGTAAACGAGCCTCGTAGAATACCCATCTAATTTCAGCAAACCAAGAGATTTAACATAATCGTTAGTACTAAATCTATTGTTGTTAACAGTGTAACCATTATCTGTAAGAAAATTGTGAAGTAAGTATTCAACCTCAGTACATGCAATAATTAATATTTCTCTGATTTTATTACCAAAACAACTCAAATTACCAGTATCAGGATCTATATAGTTAAATAATTCATTTAATGAATCACATATATTATTAAAAGACCTTACTTCATCAAGGATTCGTGCCTCCGCTATTTGTTGGTTATATAGTTTTGGTTCTCCTCTATTCATTCTAGGGTAGAATATTCCTGCTTCTGTTTTTTTAGATAAACTGATAACTATAGGTTGGTATGGACAACGATCAAAGCATTGATTCCAAGAAAAATAACCAATCGCCTTTGCTATTTCATCTGTTTTTATTGCATCAGGATATGTTTCATTATAGTTATCCTTTCCTCGTTGCCAATGACTCCATTGGTAGTAGGTTACTTTAGGGAATAAACCAGTGTTAATGTATAAAAAACAATCCTCACCATTGCGTTGAAAAAAGCCAAATACATTTCCTTTCAATTCAAAAGTATAGCTTTCCATATTGTTTCCTTTTTTGAGATTTAATGTATATCATGAATCTACTAAGCTGTCCAAGACGTTTCGTTAGGATTAAGCTTTCGCTTCATTATCAAGAAATAATAGTAGTACATCGAGGTTGGAGTGTTCTTTAAAATTATGGAGTTCATCACAATAATCAATGGCTGTTATTGAATTTACTTACGATACGTTTGACTTATAGCCTGATACGACTTAACACTCAAGTTGGAAGTTTAGCTTTTATTGATCAACATATTTCTTTGACATATAAACGCGTCCCTTTTTCACTTAAAACGGGCTGCTTGTTTCTTTTTCAAGCATGTTGAGAAATTCAACGGGGCGTTGAGACGCTTAAATTTTCACAATGCTACTTTGCTCCATCCTTTGCCTCGATCATCATGGTAACGATCGGTCTGCTGTTGTGTTTTATGACCAAGTAATTTTTGCGTATCTAACCCCTGTTCTTTGTACAGGCGTTCAGATAAAGACCTTTGTTCATGGAATGTGGCAGGTGAGCCATCCCCCCAGTCAATCCCTGCTAAATCCCTTGCTTTACTAAAATTCATCGTCAATGTATTGGATTTAATCTGTGCACCACGTTCTGCTTGTGAGGTTGAACGGAAAAAATGCACCAAGTATGGGCTCACTGCGTAGTCACGGCAGCGAGCTACTACATCTCGTAGGCTCCAATTGATAGCATTCAAACGTAGAGAAAGAGGGATAGCGATTTTGCTTCCAGTCTTTTCCTGAATGACGTGAAGATGATCCTCCCAAATATCACTAAATTTCATTTTGGATATATCTCCCAAACGCTGCCCAGTGACCAAAGCTAGGAGCATGGCATTTCCCATATAACGATGAGTGGCGTCTGCGATATCGAATATTTTTTGCCATTCTTCCAGGCTGAGGCGTTGACGGGTAATTTTCCGTCTGGGTTGCTTCGTCGCAAGAGCAGGGTTATACCCTGGCGGAACTTCGCCATAATGCTGTGCTTCCTTAAATACATCGATCAATACAGACCTTACGACTTGCGCCATTCTCGGCTGCCCGGCAGCGATATACTCGTCAAGCAATTGTGCTATATCTCTTACATCAACGGCTGAGATCAACTTCATTCCTGCTCGTTCTCTGAGCAAGGATACTGGTTTAGCTTTTTGCTTATAGGTGTTGAGTCTTATATCACCACTTTTAAGCCTGTCATCCTGGATCGCTTGATAGCGATCTAACCAGGTTGACGTTGTGATAGCCTTTCCTTTGCTGGTTGCGATCCTGTCACTGATAGCCAGAATCTGCCGGGTTCTTTGTTCAGCCAGGCGAGTGTTGGCCTCAGTGGCAATAGCGATAGCTTCAGCTTCGTTTGTTCCCAAAGCATGGAATTTTCCTGTTACTGGATGCTTATACCGCCAATAGACTTTATTTACCTTCCTACTATAAAGCGGATATAAGTTAGGGACTGAAACATTATTCTTACGCGGTCTGGCTGCCATCACTCAAAATCCGTTGCAAAAGTAATGAGTCATTTTTCTTAATTATTGGCGTTACCAACTCCCCAACTAATTCGGCGTCCTCACGCACTCGCCATAACCGACCTTGTTTCATGGCCGGTGGGCAAAATAAATTCTGCTTAGCATAACGACGCAATGTGGACACGCTTGGAGGATTGCTTCTGTATTTTTCAGTAGCCCATTCTTCAAGAGTTAACATTTGAAGCATATGCGATCACCTTATTACTTCACTAACTGCTTAGTCTCAGCATATCGACCCTGCAAGGTCGGTTAGTTTCTCCACAAAACAGAGAAGAACACCTGCGGTGACTGCCGCCCGGATGGATTGGGTTATGAGCCCGTCGTCCGGTGATGCTCTTCTCTGTTTTGTAAAAAGGACGGTACCAGCCGGAAGCAAGTGTACAAGCTGGTACCGCCAAGACTACACACAGCAATGAAACTATTGCCTGTCTTTTCACCACTTCAGGCTCGGTGGTATGCTGGAGTTCTCACACAGCCAGCAAGGAAACCTAATGAACCAGTTTTATGTTCACGTTCGTCTGTTTGAAGCAACAGCCGAACAGACCAAAAAATTTGAAGAATTAATGCTTAACTTTCTGTACCAGAAAACAATCAAAGAGTCTGACGATAGCTGCTGCAGACTGATTCCAGAGGGATATATCCTCAAAAGCACAATGAACTGCCAACAAATCCTTGATCAAACTTTTTCCATTGCTAACAGTGCTGGTGTTGACGCAAATATATTTGTCTGCAAATTTGAACAAAGCGCATGCTTACTTCCGTCTGCTTCCTTAGTTGGCAACGATTTTGTTCATCACGATCTTACGCCTAAGCCCATCAAGCTCGATTCTTAATGCCTTAACCATTGTGTCGTGATAAACACGGCTCACCCTCTCTCCATTGCATGGCAGGGGGGTGATCGTGTTAGCCATGAAATTCATGAACTTGGTTCGATCAGGGTCTTGCGCCCCGCAAGTCTTTAATGCCTGTTTTGCTAACAAAATACGGGCCTCAGTGCCTGCATTTGGCTCTATCTGCTGCAAACGTTTAGCGTCTTCCAGCAACAATGCGATCACATGCTTCAAATCCTGCTCATTCATCTATTCTCTCCACTGAAATCATCCGCTAACGAATCATCCCGGTCTTCGTACGTACCGGGCGGGCTACTTCGTGGGCGTCCTGCCTGTTTGTTGTTTCTCTTGGGTACATTATGTATCTCAAAGGTACACTGTCAAGTATAAAAAAACCTGCCGAAGCAGGTTCATAAACATTGATTAGGCTTTGATTTTGTATCTTCTTGGTTTTCCTGAGAAAATCACAGTACCAATTATAGAGCAATTACCGTTGATCTTAATGTAAGGCTCAGGCCAGTTTGGGTTTAACGCTTTGAGATAACGCTGTGTCCCATCTTCTATCAACCTTTTGAAGGTGGTTTCACCTGTATCGTGCATCAATGCAATAACGTCGTCACCGTGGCAGGCAGGTACTTCAGGATCGACAAAAATCATGTCTCCCGGGCGGTACTCATCAATCATTGAATCACCTATCACCCGCAAGATATAAGTCATTTCCCCACAGGGTACAGGGCAGGGATACGTTTCTGCTGTGCTCAAATCAACCTCAGAATATCCAACTTCTTTCCATGCTCCGGCCTGTACCCATGATATGACAGGGACTAATGTGATTTGTTTATTAGTGATTGAAACATCAGGTTTTTTTGTGATGTTTGTTGTCTGGTGTTCTTGATCGAGCCATCCGACAGGCAGGTCGAAACATTTTTCGATGTGTCGTGCCATGCTGTCACCGATATTTTTAGTAGCACCATCTCCCATAAACCTGCTGGTCTGGGTTGGCTCGCGATCAATCATAGTGGCAAAGGAAGAATTCCCGCCAACACCATCTCTCAGTTTTCTGGCGTTAGACCGCCGGATGTCATGGATTGTTTTCATAACGAAATTAAAACCCTTGTACCGTTAAGGTACAAGTATCTTGAAGGTTCATTTCAATCATGTAATATGTACACCGGAGGTACATATTGTATGAAAGCGTATTGGGACTCTTTAACCAAAGAACAGCAGGGCGAGTTGGCCGGAAAAGTTGGCTCAACACCTGGCTACTTACGGCTGGTTTTCAATGGCTATAAAAAAGCCAGTTTTGTGCTGGCTAAAAAACTTGAGCAATGCACGTCAGGTGCAATTACGAAATCTGACTTAAGACCGGATATCTATCCGAAAGATTAGCAGAACACTTTCAATTTTTAACCACAGAACGATGAGGCTAATCGTGGGTAAGCATCACTGGAAAATAGAAAAACAGCCTGAGTGGTACGTGAAAGCTGTCAGAAAAACTATCGCGGCGTTGCCGGGTGGTTACGCTGAAGCGGCTGACTGGCTCGATGTAACAGAAAACGCTTTATTCAACCGCCTTCGTGCAGATGGCGATCAGATTTTCCCGCTGGGATGGGCAATGGTTTTACAGCGTGCTGGTGGCACTCACTTCATTGCTGATGCTGTGGCGCAGTCTGCAAATGGCGTCTTTGTGTCTCTTCCTGACGTCGAGGATGTGGACAACGCCGATATCAACCAACGCCTGCTGGAGGTCATTGAACAGATCGGCAGTTATTCAAAACAGATTCGTTCAGCAATTGAAGACGGTGTAGTGGAACCGCATGAGAAGACAGCAATTAACGATGAGCTGTACCTCTCAATTTCGAAGCTGCAGGAGCATGCAGCACTGGTCTACAAAATCTTTTGCGTTTCAGAAAGTAGTGACGCCCGCGAGTGTGCAGCTCCGGGCGCCGTGGCGTGTCGTGACTGTGGAGAAACTAACGCATGAACAGTTTAACAACACACTACCGTCGCTCGCAACTGATTGCACTTCCTGTACCGGGTGGAAAAGCGAAGGTGGAGTATTGCTATGCAGTGAATGTACCAGGTGACAGGGAAATTGTAACCCACAGCTTTGCAGAGTGGGCTGTGGGTGATTTCAACCGGCAAAAGGAGACAGTCCTTTGCGACAAGTTAACCGCTGGTTCAAAGATCACTACGGAGTGCCCGTCAGAGTCATTCGTTGGGAGCCGGAAACACAACGGGTTATCTACCTCCGTGAAGGCTATGAGCATGAGTGCTTCAGCCCGCTCGAACAGTTTCGTCGTAAATTCAGGGAAATAGAGGTCGGTCATGAGCACTAAATTAACCGGCTATGTATGGGATGGTTGCGCAGCATCAGGCATGAAGTTATCCAGCGTGGCAATTATGGCCCGCCTGGCTGATTTCAGTAATGACGAAGGTGTGTGCTGGCCATCAATTGAAACCATTGCCCGTCAGATTGGCGCGGGGATGAGTACAGTCAGGACGGCTATCGCACGGCTGGAAGCAGAAGGCTGGTTAACGCGTAAGGCGCGTCGGCAGGGTAACCGCAATGCGTCGAATGTTTATCAGCTTAACGTTGCGAAGCTTCAGGCAGCGGCATTTTCTCAACTGTCAGATTCTGACCCGTCAAAATCTGACGCATCAAAATCTGACCCGTCAAAATTTGATGCGTCGAAATCTGGCAAAAAAGCGGGTTTTCACCCGTCAGAATCTGGCGGGGATCCGTCAGTAAAATCAAAACATGATCCGTCAGATAAAAAACCTTCTCGTCCGGACGCTTCGCAACCGGACACGCAGACGGATGAACAGGATTTTTTAACTCGCCATCCTGATGCGGTTGTATTCAGCCCTAAAAAGCGCCAGTGGGGGACGCAGGATGATTTGACCTGCGCACAGTGGCTCTGGAAAAAAATCATCACCCTGTACGAGCAGGCCGCCGAATGTGACGGCGAGGTGGTTCGTCCCAAAGAACCTAACTGGACAGCCTGGGCAAACGAAATTCGCCTGATGTGTGTGCAGGATGGTCGTACTCACAAACAAATCTGCGAGATGTACAGCCGCGTCAGCCGCGATCCGTTCTGGTGCCGTAACGTGCTCAGCCCGTCGAAGTTGCGGGAAAAATGGGATGAGCTTTCCCTGCGCTTATCGCCGTCCGTCAGCACGCACACAGAAAAACGTGAAGACCCGTACTTCAAAGCCAGTTACGACAACGTGGACTACAGCCAGATCCCGGCAGGATTTAGGGGGTGATCATGAGTCTGTTAAATGACGTTCAGAAATTCATTGAAGCCCATCCGGGCTGTACTTCCGGAGACATTGCGGATGCTTTTGCCGGTTACTCACGGCAGCGCGTTCTGCAGTCAGCAAGCAAGTTACGTCAGAGTGGGCGTGTGGCTCACCGTTGTGAAGGAGATACACGCAGACATTTCCCGCGCCTGACTGAGAGAGCGCAGGAGCCGGAACCACAACCAGTTCGTGAAACCAGACCTGTGCGCAATTTCTATGTCGGCACTAACGACCCGCGGGTGATTTTGTGCCTGATCCGCCAGGCTGAAGAACTGGAGTCCAGGGACTTATACCGTCGTGCTGCAACGGTGTGGATGGCGGCATTCCGTGAAAGCCACTCCCAGCCAGAACGAAACAATTTTCTGGCGCGTCGTGAGCGGTGCTTACGGAAAAGCAGCAAGCGCGCTGCATCGGGTGAAGAGTGGTATCTGTCAGGGAATTACGTGGGGGCTTAATGAGTAATAAATATTGCCAGGCGCTGGTGGAACTGCGGAACAAACCAGCCCATGAACTGAAGGAAGTGGGCGATCAGTGGCGCACACCGGACAACATTTTCTGGGGAATTAACACCCTGTTTGGCCCGTTTGTTCTGGATCTGTTTACTGACGGTGATAACGCCAAATGCGCTGCGTATTACACGGCGGAAGACAACGCGCTGGCGCATGACTGGTCAGAACGTCTTGCGGAGCTTAAAGGTGCTGCCTTTGGTAATCCCCCATACAGCCGCGCCAGTCAGCATGAGGGGCAATACATCACCGGCATGCGTTACATCATGAAACATGCCAGTGCCATGCGTGATAAGGGTGGGCGCTATGTTTTCCTGATCAAAGCTGCCACCAGCGAAGTGTGGTGGCCGGAAGATGCGGACCATATTGCTTTTATTCGCGGGCGTATTGGTTTTGAACTGCCTGCCTGGTTTATCCCGAAGGATGAGAAGCAGGTGCCGACAGGCGCTTTCTTCGCTGGTGCTATTGCTGTTTTCGACAAGACCTGGAAGGGAGCGGCAATCAGCTACATTGGGCGCGATGAACTTGAGGCATGTGGTGAGGCGTTTCTGGCGCAGGTTCGCCTGCAGGCGGAAAAACTGGTCATGGAGATGGCGGCATGACGACATTAACTCAATGCCAGCAGCAGGTGCTGGATATGCTGATTTCTTACCAGAAAGAACGGGGCTTCCCGCCAACCAATCAGGAGGTGGCAACCATGCTGGGATATCGTTCGGTGAATGCAGCGGTAGAGCATCTTCGCGCACTGGAGAAAAAAGGCGTCATCACGATAAAGCGTGGCGTGGCCCGGGGGATAACGCTTCATACCGCGGTCAAGGACGACGACAGCGAGGCGGTCGGGATTATCCGCGCACTGCTTGCCGGTGAGGAAAACGCCAGGCTGCGTGCGACCCACTGGTTACATGAGAGGGGCATGAAAGTATGAAGCTGATTCTGCCTTTTCCGCCCAGCGTGAACACGTACTGGCGACACCCCAACAAAGGGGCGTTTGCAGGTAAGAGCCTGATAAGCGCGGCGGGGCGCAAATTCCAGAGCGCGGCGTGTGCAGCAATAGTTGAGCAGTTACGTCGTCTGCCAAAACCAACGTCGGCACCTGCTTCAGTGGAGATCGTGTTGTTTCCGCCGGATAACCGGATCCGCGATCTAGACAACTATAACAAGGCGCTGTTTGACGCCCTGACCCACGCGGATGTGTGGGAAGACGACAGTCAGGTGAAAAGAATGCTGGTGGAGTGGGGACCGGTTATCCCGGAAGGGAAGGTCGAGATCACTATCAGTAAGTACGAGAAACCGGCGGGTGCAGCCGCCTGATTAAGAGGAGAAACGAAGTATGAATAATCTGATGGTCATTGATGGTATTGAAGTTCGTCGTGATGCTTATGGTCGTTACAGCCTGAACGATCTGCACAGGGCTGCTGGTTCTCTGGATAAGCATAAGCCTGCATTCTGGCTCCGCAATGAGCAAACTGAACGTTTAATAAGCGAGTTGCAGATTTGCAACTCGGCCAATATAGAGCCAGTTAACGTTATTCGTGGCGGAAATAACCAGGGGACGTATGTCTGCAAAGAACTAGTGTATGCCTATGCAATGTGGATCAGCCCGTCATTCCATCTGAAGGTGATCCGTACTTTCGATATGGTAACCAGCGCACCGGAAAAATTATCCGGGCAGGCTGCTGACAAGATGCAGGCTGGTGTGATTCTGCTGGACTTTATGCGCCGGGAATTAAACCTGTCTAACTCATCAGTGCTTGGAGCCTGTCAGAAACTTCAGGAGGCTGTTGGCTTACCGAATCTGGCACCGCGCTATGCCATTGATGCTCCTGCTGATGCACTCGATGGCTCAAGCCGTCCTACGCTGTCACTGAGTGCACTGCTGAAGCAGTATGGTATCCGCCTGACGGCTAATCAGGCATATCACCAGATGGTGAAGCTGGGGATCGTTGAACAACGCGAACGATACAGCCGTACCGCGATTAACAACATCAAAAAATTCTGGTCGCTGACAGCGAAAGGCTGCATGTTCGGCAAGAACATCACCAGTCCCGCAAATCCGCGCGAGACGCAGCCGCATTTCTTCGAATCCCGATTCCCTGAGCTGTTAAAGCTGCTCGATACCGTTCATTGAGGTGACCGTGAGAGCACTACTGACCCCTGAAATTGCCCCGCGTATGGGGATCGTATTGTTCAGGCCCGGTTCAGAGCTGATGCCCCTGTTTATGCAGGGGCGTGTCCTGCTGGAGCCTGAGCCGGAGCGTTATTCATCTTTCGCCAGTGGTGCCGTTCCCGCGGCATCACAACCGCTGGCGGATGATCCTGCCGTTCGGGCCGTGTTCCGCAATGAGGCAGTGATCCGTCGTGCTGGTGGCGTGGAATGTCTTGAAAGCTGGTTACTTCGTGAAAAGGGCTGTCAGTGGCCTCATTCCGACTGGCACAGCGAGAACATGACCACAATGCGACACGCTCCGGGCGCAATCCGTCTGTGTTGGCACTGCGATAACCAGCTGCGCGATCAGTTCACGGAACGGCTGGAATCAATGGCAACGGATAACTGTGCCCGCTGGGTGTTGTCTGTTGTGCGCCGTGATCTCGGTTTTGATGATAGTCACGTTGTGACAATGCCGGAACTGTGCTGGTGGCTGGTTCGTAATGACCTGGCGGATGCCTTACCGGAAAGTGCAGCCCGTAAGGCACTGAGATTACCGAAGCCTATTGTGCCGTCTGTCACCCGGGAAAGTGACCTTGTTCCTTCGGTTCCTGCCACCAGCATCATCCAGGATAAAGCGAAAAAGGTGCTGTCGCTGGAAGTGGATCCGGAGTCGCCGGAGTCTTTTATGTTACGCCCCAAACGTCGCCGTTGGGTTAATGAAAAGTACACGCGCTGGGTTAAGACACAGCCGTGTGCATGTTGTGGAAAGCTTGCTGATGATCCCCACCACCTGATAGGCCACGGTCAGGGGGGAATGGGTACAAAAGCGCATGACCTCTTTGTGTTGCCTTTGTGCAGAAAGCATCACGACGATCTGCATGCGGATACCGTGGCATTTGAAGAAAAGTATGGCTCCCAGTTGGAGCTGATATTTCGTTTTATCGATCGTGCGCTGGCAATTGGCGTGCTGGCGTAAGTGGAGAACGAGCATGAACCTTGAAGCCTTACCAAAATATTACTCCCCAAAATCTCCAAAATTGAGCGATGACGCACCGGCGACAGGCTCAGGTGGTTTAACGATTACGGATGTGATGGCTGCGCAGGGGATGGTGCAGTCGAAAGCACCGCTTGGGTTTGCCTTATTCCTGGCAAAAGTTGGTGTTCAGGATCCTCAGTTTGCGATTGAAGGTCTGCTCAATTACGCGATGGCACTGGATAACCCGACATTGAACAAATTGAGTGAAGAAACCCGGTTACAGATCATCCCTTACCTTGTGAATTTTGCCTTTGCTGATTATTCCAGGTCTGCGGCAAGTAAGGCTCGCTGTGAGCATTGTGCTGGTACTGGATTTCATAATGTATTGCGCGAAGTGGTGAAACACTCCAGAAGCGGGGAATCTGTTATCAAGGAAGAGTGGGTGAAGGAACTATGTCAGCATTGCCATGGTAAGGGAGAAGTCAGCACCGCGTGCAGAGGGTGTAAGGGTAAAGGTATTGTCCTGGATGAAAAAAGAACCCGGCTTCATGGCACGCCTGTTTATAAGATTTGTGGGCGTTGCAGTGGAAACCGGTTTAGCCGTTTACCAACCACACTGGCGCGGCTTCATGTCCAGAAGCTGGTACCAGACCTGACGGATTATCAGTGGTACAAAGGATATGCAGATGTCATTGATAAACTGGTTACAAAGTGCTGGCAGGAGGAAGCTTACGCTGAAGCACAATTGAGAAGGGTGACGAGATAAGCGATTTTCGCCGAAGATAATGACATAATACTTTTATTTTTCAAAAAATATGGATAAGATTTTCTCAACGATGGGGCTTGTGTATCTATCGTTGAAGAATTTTTACGACCTCGCTATTGCGAGGTTTTTTTATGGTTTTTTTCTATTCAATCTACATCAAAATCAATGTGTTATAATGTTTTCTGTAAAACAACATTAAAAACAGGAGAACATTATGAAACTGACCTCTATCCATCTTGAAATACTACGTCGAGTGAATGAATTGCAGCCAAAGGATTCTAGAATTCAGGCTGCATCATTACCTCATCTCTCAGCAAAAGAGGTTAACTTTGCTATTTCAGATCTTGCTGATATAGGTTTTATCGATGTTATACGAAGCAAATCTGCCGAAGGTGGATTGATTGCTAATGAGATAACGTCAAAAGGTTTTGCTTTTTTGAGTGAGATTGGCGCTGAAAAAAATTCATCGATGAGCACTCATTGATTTCTGCTTCAATCGGCTGCCAATTGGCAGCCTAAACTGTAAAGTGAATTTAAAATCGCCTACAATTGATGCTTAAATTTTGTTCTGTATCATCTGCAGGTTTAGGGATATCACAGTAGCTTTCTGACAAGAAGAGTTCTTTTCTTCTACCAATGAAGTGGTTATGTTAACCTGCGCTAAATCGAGACTGGTGCGGAGTGGAATCGAAAGTGTCATATTTTTACAGAAGCAAGAATATTTCAGGTGTTTCTATAAATGAAGATAGCTTGATTAGCTTAAGCACGGCAATTGTCGAACGCTGCGTTAAAATGAATGAGCAAGCTCAAAAGGAAAGTAGGGAAGTTTGTGCTCAATGTGTTTTTTTTATTTTGTTCGATGGTAAGGGGTATAAAGTTGATTCTATCGGTGAGCTTGTGAAATACTTTAGACAGGCCACTAGGATTGATCAAATAATTTTTACTATTGAAACTTATCAAAGTCGACAGTCTAACAGGATGAATGGATCTTGGATGGAGCTACGAATTGATGAGAGGAATTCAAATAGCAGCACAATGATTGTAGCATCGGAAGATAATGAGTGGGTTGACTCGTTATGGATTACGATTCAGGATTTACTTAACAAGTGCAAAAATAAATTTAGATTTTTTAGAACAGCTTGGACTATGTTAAGTATCCAGATTTCAGGTGTGACAGTTGGCTTTTTGCTTAGCTTATGGACAGCCTCAAAACTGGCGCCAAAACTATCAATCGATGGTGCATTTGCTTTATCATTTATTTGTATCTTTATTTTGTTTTCGAACTTATGGAGCTTTGCTATTCCATTAATAATTAAGCTTATCGACTTTTTGTTTCCTAGTGTTAAGTTTGTTATTAATGGTAAAAATTACTTTCACTGGAGTGTCCAGGCTATAATTGGAGCGATTGCCAGTGCGGTTATATTGTATTTTATTAGCTCCATGTTGCTTTTTGCATTAGAAATGTTAAATAGCATCATTAAGAAATAGTTAATGAATTAGTTATAATTACATCAATTCTATGGCTGCCAAATGGTGGCCTTTTTTATTCCTCTCATTTCTATTTCTGAGAGGACTCACTGCAATAAGAGGTGGCTAATGTCCGATCCGATTTCCGGCACAGGGTTAGCTGGTGGAGCCCTAACGGGCGCTAGTATTTATGGACTGCTGACCGGAACTGATTACGGCGTTGTATTTGGCGCATTTGCAGGGGCTTTATTCTACATAGCAACAGCAGCAGATCTGAGTGCATCGCGCCGACTAGCATATTTTATCGTGTCATATATTGCCGGGATCCTTTGCTCTGGGTTGGTTGGCTCCAAGCTGGCGAACTTGACCGGATACAGTGATAAACCTCTGGATGCTATTGGTGCCGTAATCGTCTCTGCTTTAGCCGTTAAAATCCTGACGTTCCTGAATAATCAGGATATCGGCTCGCTGGTGGCGCTCATAACGCGCCGGGGAGGTTCAGGTGGAGCTAAATGACCCGACAGCAACTATAAATGCGCTGTTATGTGCTTGTGTTGTTATTACTCTGATGTTTTATCGTCGTGGCGACTCCAGACATCGACCGTGGATATCTCGCTTAGCGTGGCTGCTTACGGTCATTTATAGCGCCGTACCGCTGGCGTATCTGTGCGGTATCTACCCTTATTCATCGTGGGCCACTATCGTGGCCAACATTATTTTCCTGTCCGTGCTGGTCGCCGTCAGAGGCAATGTGGCACGTCTGGTTGACCATCTGAGGCACTAATGAACCAATCACAATTTCAGCAGGCGGCTGGTATCAGCGCCGATGTTTCTGCACGCTGGTTTCCGCACATTGATGCGGCAATGAAAGAGTTTGGTATTACAGCAGTTAATGATCAGGCCATGTTCATTGCACAAGTCGGGCATGAGTCTGCAGGATTTACTTCGCTGGCAGAGAGTTTTAACTACTCGGTTGAAGGGCTGAAGAAAACCTTTGGTAAGCGTCTGACGCCGTACCAGTGCGAAATGCTGGGGCGTGTCGATGGTAAACAGGTCGCTCACCAGCCGCAAATAGCCAATCTGGTTTACGGTGACCGCATGGGGAATAACAGCCAGGGTGACGGCTGGAAATATCGCGGTCGTGGCCTGCTTCAAATTACTGGCCGTGAGAACTACACCAAATGTGGTGCGGCGCTGAAACTTGACCTTGTCAGTACACCAGAATTGCTAACGCAGGAGCGACATGCGGCCCGTTCGGCGGCGTGGTACTTCACGTTACGCGGTTGCTTGATGTATTCGGGTGACGTGGAACGTGTAACGCAGATTATTAACGGCGGACAGAATGGCATTAAAGACCGCCGTGAACGTTACGCCAAAGCAAAAGCCGCACTGGTATGAGGTCACTATGGGACTTGAAATGATTATCGGCCTGGTTGTTGCTGTGCTGGCTGCAATTGCAGGTGCTTTTGGTCTGGGTAAATCACGCGGTACAAGTATCGCAGAAACAAAAGCGGACCAGCAACGCACTGAAGAACGTGCAGCTGCTACTGAAGCCGTTGCAGAACGTAGGGTAGAGACAACAAAAGGAGCCTGGGATGTACAGCAGACTGTTAATCATCTACCTGATGACGATGTTGACCGTGAGTTGCGCGAAAACTTTACCCGCAAAACCTGAAGTAACGGACACGGCCTGTGACTGGGTAAGAATCATCTACCTCACAGGTCAGGACATTGAAGTGCTGGATAAGCTTACGAAGCGGGATATTCTGGCACATAACAAAGCAGTACAGCGCAACTGTATTAGCCAGTTATGAGGCAAACGAGATTGCGGGCAATTATCGCCCGCAATAAAGTTATCAATTATCTCCTTTAAAGGAGTCGTATTCACCCCAATCAGCAAACCCAATCGGTCTTTTAGGGGTCTCTAAGCATAAGCGTTTTTTTCGGATTAGCAGGACATTTATTTGAGATACATGCTGAACAAGTTCTACAGGACTGCCATCCTCCAGAGTACCAATGAAAGAAATTAATGATGGATTCCAGTAGCTTATGTCTGTGAAATGAAATTCAATGTTTTTACCAAAGCTAGCTAGTTGTCCTCCTACCTCATACTCTTCTTCAAGTTCACGGTGAAAATCATTTATCCAGCATATAAGGCGTCTATGAAATTCATTTGCAAGATTGTAGTCCTTTGGAACATATGGCTGTGAGTATTTGAGGAAATCATTCATGTAGTTATTTGTCATCAGGGCGTCCTTTACGAGCATAACCATTGTTACTTAACGGATTGAAACGCTATTAAATAACATGGTTTCTATCATAATTTCTATCCGGAGTTTTCCATATGCCGCCACGAATCCCAAAAGCCTGCCGTGTTCGCGGCTGCCGTTCTACCACTACAGATCCGTCAGGCTACTGCGAAAATCATAAAGGTGAGGGCTGGAAATCCTACAAGCCAGGTCAATCACGGCAGCAGCGCGGATATGGAACAAAGTGGGAAGTCATCCGGGAGCGGATACTAAAGCGCGACAAAGGGTTATGTCAGAACCATCTTCGGCAGGGAGTTGTGAAGCAAGCGTCCTGCGTGGACCACCTCAAGGCGAAGGCTCACGGCGGCACTGATGAAGACAGCAACCTTGAGAGTCTGTGCTGGTCGTGTCACGCAGTGAAGACCGCGCGTGAGCGGTTCAGGTGAGAATTGATGTCATCATCAGCCAGGGGAGGGGGAGGTCGAATCTTTGCAACCGCGCGCCTTCCGGACTGCCCGCCCCATCGTTTTTTTATACCCGCGAAAAATGAAATTTAACCAGGAGTGCCGCATATGGCTGGAACGGCGGGGCGTTCCGGGCGTCGCCCCAAGCCAACGGCGCGCAAGGCGCTGGCCGGAAACCCCGGCAAGCGAGCCCTGAATAAAGATGAACCTGTTTTTACGCCCATCAAAGGTGTTGAGCCACCGGAGTGGTTCGCTGAAGAAGAGCTCCCTCTCGCCACGATCATGTGGCAACTGACAACCAAAGAACTCTGCGGTCAGGGCCTGCTGTGCGTGACTGACCTCGCAGTGCTTGAGCGGTGGTGCGTGGCCTATGAGTTCTGGCGACGTGCTGTGAAAAATATTGCCAGACAGGGCAACACCATCACCGGTGCAATGGGCGGCATGGTCAAAAATCCGGAGCTGACCGCCAAAAAAGAACAGGAGTCCGAGATGAGCAGTACGGGGGCAATGCTCGGACTCGACCCCAGCAGCCGCCAGCGTCTGATTGGCCTGGCGGGGCAGAAGAAAGCCACTAACCCGTTTCTGAAAATTATCGAATCATGAGCCGGAAATCTTACCCCAACGTAAATGCTGCAAATCAGTATGCCCGGGATGTCGTGCGCGGAAAGATTGTTGCCTGCCAGTTTGTGATTCAGGCCTGCCAGCGCCATCTTGATGACCTGATGGCGGAAAAAAGTAAGTCGTTTCGTTACCGCTTCGACAAGGACCTGGCTGAACGGGCCGCCAAATTTATTCAGCTGTTGCCGCACACCAAGGGTGAGTGGGCATTCAAGAGGATGCCCATCACGCTGGAGCCGTGGCAGCTCTTTGTGATCTGCTGTGCGTTTGGCTGGGTCAATAAAGGGTCCCGGCTGCGCCGCTTCCGGGAGGTGTATACCGAAATCCCCCGTAAGAACGGCAAATCGGCAATCTCTGCCGGTGTCGCCCTGTATTGTTTTGCCTGTGATAACGAGTTTGGCGCGGAAGTGTATTCCGGTGCCACGACAGAGAAACAGGCGTGGGAAGTCTTTCGTCCGGCGCGACTGATGTGTAAACGCACACCCATGCTTACGGAAGCGTTCGGGATTGAGGTTAACGCCTCAAACATGAATCGTCCGGAGGATGGCGCGCGGTTTGAACCGCTGATCGGTAACCCCGGTGATGGATCATCACCCCACTGTGCGGTGGTGGATGAATATCACGAGCACGCCACCGATGCGCTTTACACCACGATGCTTACCGGGATGGGGGCGCGACGTCAGCCACTGATGTGGGCCATTACTACTGCCGGGTACAACATTGAGGGGCCGTGCTACGACAAGCGGCGGGAAGTTATCGAGATGCTCAACGGCTCGGTACCCAACGATGAACTGTTCGGGATCATCTATACCGTTGACGAAGGTGACGAATGGACCGACCCGCAGGTGCTGGAAAAAGCCAATCCAAATATTGGGGTGTCGGTTTACCGTGAGTTTTTGTTAAGTCAGCAACAGCGTGCGAAAAATAACGCCCGTCTGGCAAACGTCTTTAAAACAAAACACCTCAATATCTGGGTGTCGGCGCGTTCGGCGTATTTCAACCTGGTGAGCTGGCAGAGCTGCGAGGATAAATCACTTACCCTTGAGCAGTTCGAGGGGCAGCCGTGCATTCTGGCCTTTGACCTGGCGCGTAAGCTGGATATGAACAGCATGGCGCGACTTTATACCCGCGAGATTGACGGTAAAACGCATTACTACAGTGTGGCCCCGCGTTTCTGGGTACCGTATGACACGGTGTACAGCGTCGAGAAAAATGAAGATCGCCGGACCGCCGAACGCTTTCAGAAATGGGTGGAAATGGGCGTCCTGACCGTTACCGATGGTGCAGAGGTGGATTATCGCTACATCCTCGAAGAGGCCAAAGCGGCGAACAAAATCAGCCCGGTCAGCGAGTCACCCATCGACCCCTTCGGGGCGACCGGGCTCTCACATGACCTTGCTGATGAAGACCTGAATCCCGTCACTATCGTCCAGAACTTCACCAATATGTCCGATCCGATGAAAGAGCTGGAAGCAGCGATTGAATCGGGACGTTTTCATCATGACGGCAATCCCATCATGACCTGGTGTATCGGCAACGTGGTCGGCAAAAACATGCCGGGTAACGATGATGTGGTGAAACCCGTCAAAGAGCAGGCGGAAAACAAAATTGACGGTGCAGTTGCGCTGATTATGGCGGTTGGCAGAGCCATGCTGTACGAGAAAGAAGACACGCTGTCTGACCACATTGAGTCCTACGGGATCCGCTCGCTTTAACTGAGGTAATTATGATCATGCTGATTCTCGCGCCTCTGGTGGGCGTGCTGGGTGCGCTTTTGCTGGCATATGGTGCCTGGCTGATTTATCCCCCGGCGGGTTTTGTTGTTGCCGGGGCGCTGTGCCTGTTCTGGTCGTGGCTGGTGGCGCGATATCTCGACCGTACACAGTCGTCTGTCGGCGGAGGTAAATAGTGTTCTTTTCGGGATTATTTCAACGAAAAAGTGACGCACCGGTGACCACGCCAGCAGAGCTGGCGGATGCTATCGGGTTGTCCTACGACACCTATACCGGAAAGCAGATCAGCAGCCAGCGGGCCATGCGACTGACGGCGGTTTTTTCCTGTGTCAGGGTGCTGGCGGAGTCGGTCGGGATGTTGCCCTGCAACCTGTATCACCTGAACGGCAGCCTGAAGCAGAAAGCCACTGGCGAACGTCTGCATAAGCTGATCTCCACGCATCCCAATGGCTATATGACGCCGCAGGAGTTCTGGGAGCTGGTGGTCACCTGTCTGTGCCTGCGGGGAAACTTTTACGCCTACAAAGTGAAAGCATTTGGCGAAGTGGCTGAACTGCTGCCCGTCGATCCCGGCTGTGTGGTACCGAAGCTTAACAGTAGCTGGGAGCCGATCTATCAGGTCACATTCCCGGATGGCTCCACGGATGTACTGAGCCAGGAGGATATCTGGCATGTGCGTACGCTGACGCTGGACGGACTGGTGGGGCTGAATCCCATCGCCTATGCCCGCGAGGCAATATCGCTGGCAGCTGCGACCGAAGAGCACGGGGCCAGACTGTTCAGCAATGGCGCGGTGACGTCGGGTGTGTTGCGTACAGAGCAGACGCTGTCAGATCAGGCTTATGAGCGCCTGAAGAAAGATTTTGAGGAGCGTCACACCGGGCTTGGCAATGCTCACCGCCCGATGATCCTTGAGATGGGGCTGGACTGGAAGTCGATGGCGCTGAACGCCGAGGACAGCCAGTTCCTGGAAACCCGCAAGTTTCAGCTTGAAGAAATCTGTCGTCTGTTCCGTGTGCCATTGCACATGGTGCAGAACACCGATCGTGCCACCTTCAACAATATCGAAGAACTGGGGCTGGGATTTATCAACTATTCACTGGTGCCGTATCTGACCCGCATTGAGCAGCGGATCAACACCGGACTGGTACGAAAAAGTAAGCAGGGCGTTTATTACGCCAAATTTAACGCCGGGGCGTTACTGCGCGGGGATATGAAGTCCCGTTTTGAAGCCTACGCCACCGGGATTAACTGGGGAATTTACTCTCCCAATGACTGCCGCGACCTGGAAGATATGAATCCGCGTCCCGGTGGGGATGTCTATCTCACACCGATGAACATGACCACGAAACCCTCCGATGGCAGTAAAGCCGGTAAGCAGAAGGATAACGCCAATGCAGACGAAACAACGTCTTGATGTACCGCTGAGTCTGAAATCTGTCAGTGACTCCGGTGAGTTTGAAGGGTATGGCTCCGTCTTTGGTGTAAAGGACAGCCACGATGATGTGGTGATGTCCGGGGCATTTGCTGCTTCCCTGCGGGCGTGGAGTGACAGAAAAGCGTTACCTGCGCTGCTCTGGCAGCACCGCATGGATGAACCCATCGGTGTTTACACTGAAATGAAGGAAGACGATGTCGGACTTTACGTCAGGGGACGGTTGCTTATTGATGATGATCCCCTCGCAAAACGCGCACATGCACACATGAAGGCCGGTTCGTTAACCGGCCTTTCTATTGGGTACGTCCTGAAAGACTGGGAATACGACCGGAGCAAAGAAGCCTTTCTGTTGAAAGAAATCGACCTCTGGGAAGTCAGTCTGGTGACGTTTCCGTCTAACGACGAGGCGCGGATCAGCGACGTCAAGAACGCGCTGGCCCGCGGGGAAATCCCCGAACAGAAAAAAATCGAAAGAGTCCTGCGTGATGTCGGACTCTCCCGTACCCAGGCCAAAGCATTCATGGCCGGGGGCTATGGCGCACTGTCCCTGCGCGACGCTGAGGATGTGGGCTCTGCACTGAATGCACTGAAAAATCTGAACTTCTAATCAGGAGAAATACGATGGCGGTTGATATTAAAGATGTGGAACAGGTCGCGCAGGAGCTGCAGCAGAAGTTTGACGACTTCAAGGCAAAGAACGACAAGCGCGTGGATGCGATTGAGCAGGAAAAAGGCAAACTTGCCGGGCAGGTGGAAACCCTGAACGGGAAACTCAGCGAGCTGGAAAATCTCAAAAGCGACCTTGAAAAAGAGCTGCTTGAGCTGAAACGTCCGGCTGGTGGAGCGCAAAATAAACTGGCCACCGAGCATAAAGAGGCGTTTGTGGGCTTCCTGCGTAAAGGCCGTGAAGACGGTCTGCGCGATCTGGAGCGTAAGGCATTGCAGGTGGGTACCGATGAAGACGGTGGCTACGCCGTGCCGGAAGAACTGGATCGCAACATTCTTAACCTGCTGAAAGATGAAGTGGTGATGCGTCAGGAAGCCACGGTGATCACCGTTGGCGGTTCCGACTACAAAAAACTGGTGAATCTGGGCGGTACGGCTTCCGGATGGGTGGGGGAAACGGATACGCGATCCCAGACTGCCACCTCCAGACTGGAGCTGATTGAACCTCTCATGGGGGAAATTTACGGCAACCCGCAGGCTACCCAGAAAATGCTGGACGATGCCTTCTTCAACGTGGAGGCCTGGATCAACAGCGAGCTGGCAACCGAATTTGCCGAACAGGAAGAAATTGCCTTTACCTCAGGCGATGGCACCAAGAAGCCGAAAGGGTTCCTGGCGTATGAATCCACTGATGAAACCGACAAGGTCCGGGCGTTCGGCAAACTTCAGCATATTGTATCCGGCGAAGCGACCGCGGTGACCGCAGACGCCATTATCAAACTGATTTACACGCTGCGTAAGGCACACCGCACTGGCGCGAAGTTCATGATGAACAACAACAGCCTGTTTGCCATCCGTCTGCTGAAAGACACCGAGGGTAACTATCTGTGGCGTCCGGGGCTGGAACTGGGGCAGCCGTCCTCTCTGGCGGGTTACGGTATCGCTGAAAACGAACAGATGCCGGATATCGCCGCTGATGCGAAAGCCATTGCATTTGGTAACTTCAAACGGGGTTACACCATCGTTGACCGTATCGGCACCCGCATTCTGCGTGACCCGTACACCAATAAACCGTTTGTCGGTTTTTATACCACCAAGCGCACCGGCGGGATGCTGGTCGATTCGCAGGCCATCAAACTGCTGAAGATTGCAGCGGCGTAATCACTCAGGGGCGTGGAACCGCGCCCCCTGTTCTGACGGGTGAAGAATCATGATCCTGAAACAAGATCTGAAATGGTCACCGGACGGTATGCGTGTTGAGGTCATTCGGGCCGGTGAGTATGACGACGGGGCGCTTCCTGCCCGGGTGCAGGAGATTGCACTTCAGGCCGGGTTAGCAGAGCGCGGAACCAGTGCAAAAAGCAGTAAAGCGACAAAAGAGAAAAAAGCCACGACCAGTAAAGAGGGCTGAGTATGCTTCTGACAATGGAAGAGATTAAAGCCCAACTCCGGCTGGATGAGGATTTCGATGCTGATGACCGCCATCTGCAACTGCTGGCCTGTGCGGCGCAAAAGCGGACGGAAACGTATCTGAACCGGAAGCTCTATGCTCCGGATGAAACCATTCCGGACAGCGATCCGGACGGGCTGCACCTGCCGGATGATATTCGTCTGGGGATGCTGATGCTTATCAGCCATTTTTACGAAAACCGCTCGTCGGTTACGGAAGTGGAGAAACTCGACATGCCGCAGAGTTTTGGCTGGCTTGTCGGCCCGTACAGGTACTTTCCGCAATGAAAATTCGTCAGGCGCAGACCAGCGCAACCTACATTCTGCCGGACCCCGGTGAACTGAATAAACGCGTCCTGATCCGCCTGCGGGTGGATATGCCCGCGGATAACTTTGGCGTGGAGCCTCAATACCCGGTTACGTTCCGGACATGGGCGAAGGTTATCCAGACCAGTGCCACCACCTGGCAGGAAACCGCGCAGACCGGGGACGCCATCACCCATTACATCACCATTCGTTACCGCCGGGGGATCACCGCTGATTATGAGGTGGTCTGCGGTGACAGTGTGTACCGGGTGAAACGTCAGCGCGATCTGAACGGGGCGCGGCGCTTTCTGCTGCTGGAGTGTACGGAGCTGGGCGAATGTAGGCAGAGTCACGGAGGCAACAATGACGACTTCCTTTTTGCACGTTGATTTTCAGCAGCCCGCGGAGATGCGCTTTAACCGCGCCCGTGTCAGGCGGGCGTTTGTCACGATTGGTCAGCGTCATATGCGTGATGCCCGTCGGCTGGTGATGCGCCGTGCGCGGTCGGCACCGGGTGAAAACCCCGGTTATCAGACCGGACGCCTGGCTCGTTCGATTGGTTACATGGTACCCAGAGCAAGTAAACATCGCCCTGGTTTTATGGCACGTATAGCCCCTAACCAGCGTAATGGAGAGGGAAACCGCCGTATCACCGGTGATTTTTATCCGGCTTTTCTGTTCTATGGCGTGAGGCGAGGGGCAAAGCGTCGTCGCAGCCATCATCGTGGTGCATCCGGTGGCAGCGGCTGGCGACTGGCTCCACGTAATAACTTTATGGTGGAAACTCTTGAAAAGAACCGCAGCTGGACACGCTATTTTCTGGCGCGGGAATTGCGTAAATCACTGAAGCCGGAGCGACGACACAGATGAAACTGACGCCTGTTATTGCTGCGCTGCGTGCCCGCTGCCCGTATTTTGAAAATCGGGTGGCAGGCGCGGCACAGTTCAAAAATCTGCCGGAGGTCGGAAAGCTGAGACTCCCGGCGGCGTATGTGGTACCGGGTGATGACTCTCCGGGAGAAAACAAAAGCCAGACCGACTACTGGCAGGAGCTGAAAGAGGGCTTCTCCGTGGTTGTCATACTGAGTAACGGGCGTGATGAGCGCGGTCAGTTTGCCTCGTATGATGTGGTGGACGATGTCCGGCAGATGCTCTTTAAGGCCCTGCTGGGCTGGAACCCGGAAGCGTGCGGTAACCCGATTACCTATGACGGCGGCACGCTGCTGGATCTGAATCGTCATGAGCTGATTTATCAGTTCGATTTTTCGGTCATCAGCGAGCTGACTGAAGACGATACCCGCCAGCAGGATGATCTGAACAGTCTGGATGAACTGCAAACGCTGGCGATTGATGTTGATTATCTCGAGCCCGGTAACGGGCCTGACGGCGATATCGAACATCACACCGAAATAACCCTTCCTTCCTGAGGATCCTCATGTTTGTCAAACCTGTTAAAGGGCGGTCAGTTCCTGACCCTGCCCGCGGTGACCTTTTGCCCGCCGAAGGGCGAAATGTTGACGAGAACAACTACTGGCTGCGCCGTGAAGCAGCGGGTGATATCCGGCGCGTGAATAAAAAGGTGAACACCGATGACGATAAGCTTTAACACCATTCCGTCGAATACGCTGGTTCCGCTGTTTTATGCGGAAATGGATAACCAGGCGGCGAATACTGCACAGGACAGCGGAGCATCGCTGCTGATTGGTCATGCCAATAACGGTGCAGAGATTGTTGCCAACAGTCTGGTGCTGATGCCGTCGGCAGACTATGCACGCCAGATTTGTGGTGCGGGAAGTCAGCTGGCGCGTATGGTCGAGGCTTATCGCCAGACCGACCCGTTTGGTGAACTGTATGTAATTGCCGTTCCTGAATCCACGGGCGCGGCGGCAACAGTTACGCTGACGGTGACCGGGGCGGCAACCGAAACCGGCACGGTGAATGTTTATGTGGGACGTACCCGCGTGCAGGCACCGGTGACTAACGGCGATAACGTCACGACGATTGCCAGCAGTATCCAGGATGCCATCAATGCCGTTCCGGCCCTGCCGTTTACGGCCTCATCTTCGGCTGGCGTGGTCACACTGACCGCGCGTCATAAGGGGCTTTGCGGGAATGAAATTCCTGTCAGCCTCAATTACTACGGCTTTGGTGGGGGCGAAGTGCTGCCTGCGGGCGTACAGATTGCCGTGGCGACGGGGACCGCCGGAACGGGCTCTCCTGTTCTCACCGGCGCGGTGGCTGCAATGGCGGATGAGCCGTTTGATTATATCGGCCTGCCGTTCAACGACACGGCCTCCGTTAACACGCTGGTGACCGAGATGAACGATACCAGCGGTCGCTGGAGCTATGCGCGTCAGCTGTATGGTCATGTGTATACGGCAAAGATCGGCACGCTGTCAGAACTGGTGACCGCAGGTGACCAGTTTAACCAGCAGCACATTACCCTGGCGGGGTACGAAAAAGAGACCCAGACGCCTGCCGACGAGCTGGCGGCAAGCCGTACCGCCCGCGCAGCGGTGTTTATCCGCAACGATCCGGCACGTCCCACGCAGACCGGTGAGCTGGTGGGTATGCTGCCTGCGCCGAAGGGGAAACGGTTCACGATGACCGAGCAGCAGACCCTGCTGTCTCATGGCGTGGCAACGGCGTATGTCGAAAGCGGGGTGCTGCGCATTCAGCGTGATGTCACCACGTACAGGAAAAACGCTTACGGGGTTGCGGATAACAGCTACCTCGACAGCGAGACGCTGCATACCAGTGCGTATGTACTGCGCAAACTGAAATCCGTCATTACCAGTAAGTACGGGCGTCACAAGCTTGCCAGCGACGGTACCCGTTTTGGTCCCGGTCAGGCGATTGTCACCCCGGCGGTAATCAAAGGGGAACTGCTGGCAACCTACCGTCAGCTTGAGCGTGCGGGGATCGTGGAAAACTACGAACTGTTTAAGCAGTACCTGGTTGTGGAGCGTGATGCCAGCGATCCGAACCGCCTGAACACGCTGTTCCCGCCTGACTATGTTAACCAGTTGCGTGTTTTTGCCGTGGTTAACCAGTTCCGTCTTCAGTATTCAGAGGAGTCTGCATAATGGCCCGTATCGGGGGAACCTGTTATTTCAAAATTGACGGTCAGCAGCTATCGCTGACCGGCGGCATTGAGGTGCCCATGAACAGGACGGTCAATGATGACATCATCGGCCTGGACGGTTCAGTGGACCGCAAGGAAACTCACCGTGCGCCTTATGTCAAAGGGACCTTCAAGGTGCCGAAGAATTTTCCGGTGAGCAAAATCACCTCGTCTGATGAGATGACCATCACTGCCGAGCTGGCGAACGGTCAGGTCTATGTATTGTCGTCCGCCTGGCTGCACGGAGAAGCGAACCATAATGCCGAAGAAGGCACGGTTGATCTTGAGTTCCACGGTGAAGAAGGGGATTACCAGTAATGAAAGAGCTTGAGTTAAAGAAACCGATTATCGCTCATGGTGAGACACTCTCCGTACTGGAGTTTGATGAACCCACCGGGAAGGATGTCCGCGAGCTGGGGTATCCCTACCAGATGAATCAGGATGAATCCGTCAGACTTCTGGCGCATGTGGTGTCGAAATACATTGTGCGGCTGGCGAAAGTGCCGCAAAGCTCTGTCGACCAGATGTCTCCGGCAGACCTGAATGCAGCGGCGTGGCTTGTGGCCGGTTTTTTCCTCCAGGCCTGACGGCTGAATACCTCACTGATCGCTTCTTTGACTGCGCCAGTTACTGGCGCATTAATCCCTTCGAATTGCTGAATATGCCGATCAGTGAAATTCCCTTGCTGGTCAGTCAGGCAAACAGGATAGAGCAGGAGAAACGCACACATGGCTGAATTTGAGCTTAAGGCGTTGATCACCGGTGTCGACAGGCTTTCTCCCGCGCTGTCGAAAATGCAAAAGAAAATCCGGGGATTTAAACGCCAGGCGGAAGAAGCGTCACAGGGTGGGCTGGCGCTTGGTGGCGGACTGGCTGCGGGTCTGACGCTTTCCCTGAAATCTTATGCCGATCAGGAAAACGCCGCCACCGGGCTGAAAGTTGCCATGATGGATGCGAACGGTGAGGTCGGAAAGAGCTTTCAGGACATCAATAAACTGGCTATTGGCCTGGGTAACCAGCTACCCGGTACAACGGCTGATTTCCAGAACATGATGCAGATGCTGGTGCGTCAGGGGATCCCGGCAGAAAACATTCTGGGTGGTGTGGGTAAAGCGACAGCTTATCTTGCGGTACAACTGAAAAAAACACCGGAAGCGGCTGCCGAGTTTGCCGCAAAGATGCAGGATGCTACCGGAACGGCCTCAGAAGACATGATGGGGCTGTTCGACACAATTCAGAAGGCGTTTTATCTGGGCGTTGACGACACCAACATGCTGTCATTCTTCACTAAAACCAGCTCTGTTCTGAAGATGGTGAATAAGGACGGTCTTCAGGCTGCACAGAGTCTTGCCCCCATCAGTGTCATGATGGATCAGATGGGGATGAACGGGGAGTCGGCAGGTAATGCCCTGCGAAAAGTTATCCAGTCCGGATTAAGCGTTAAGAAAATCAGGGACGTCAATAAAATCATGGCCCGCCAGAAACTCGGGGTACAGCTCGATTTTACTGATGGCAAAGGGAGTTTTGGCGGTCTTGATAACATGTTCAGGCAACTGGCAAAGCTGCGAAAACTGACCGACGTTAAGCGAACCGGTGTACTTAAGGCAATATTTGGTGATGATGCCGAAACCCTTCAGGTGGTCAATGCTCTGATCGATAAAGGAAAGGATGGTTACGATCAGATCCAGCAGAAGATGCATAAACAGGCCAGCCTGAATAAACGTGTTCAGGCACAGCTTGGTACGCTGTCCAACCTGTGGGAGGCAATGACGGGGACCGCAACTAACGGTCTTGCAGCTATTGGCGGCGCATTTTCTGGTGACGCTAAAAATATCACGCAATGGCTGGGGGAGTTGGGGGAAAAATTCACGAAGTTTGCGGATGAAAATCCCTGGGTTATTCGCGGCGTCGTCGGGCTTGCTGCCGGTCTTGCGATTCTGAAACTGGGATTGATGGGCGTGGGCAGTGCCATCAGCATTGTCAGCAGGATCATGTCGATGACGCCGATTGGCATGATTGCGACGGCGATAGCCCTGGCTGCGGGATTAATTATCACTAACTGGGATGTTGTCGGACCTTATTTCAAGAAGCTCTGGGAAACCATTGGTCCTTATTTTGAGGCTGGCTGGGAACTCCTTAAGAAAGTTTTTGCCTGGTCGCCGCTGGGGATGGTGATCAATAACTGGGGGCCGGTTGTTAAGTGGTTTCAGGATATGTGGGACAAGCTGAAGCCAATTATTGAGTGGTTTACCGACAGTTCCGGAGACACGGTCGATGCCATTAACTCTGCGCAGTGGGGCGCGGGTGCTTATGATGCTTATGGGACGGGAATACCGGCACGGGGATACACACCTTATCCGGCGGTAGATCTGGCTCAGTCAAACAACGCCTCCGGTGCCACAGGCCCGAATCCCTTCATGATTAATAAAGCTACTGCGCCAAAAGTTGATGGTGAGATCAAGGTCTCTTTTGTGAATTCGCCTCCGGGTATGCGGGTTATGGAAACGCGATCCAGCGGTTTTGATGTCAGCCATGATGTTGGCTATACGCGCTTTGGCAGGTAATGAAAAATTAATCTGTTAATGAGTCCCACTCCGGTGGGATTTTTTATGTACGGAGTTTATATGACGTGGAAAGACAGGCTTCAGGATGCGTCATTTCGAGGTGTGCCGTTTAAGGTTGAAGAAGAAAGTGCGGGAACCGGCCGTCGTGTGGAAACACACGAATATCCGAACCGCGACAAACCCTATACCGAAGATCTGGGAAAAGTCACTTTCCGCCCGTCCATCACAGCTTATGTGGTGGGAGATGACTGCTTTGACCAGCGCGATCGCCTGATTGAAGCGCTGAATAAACCCGGTCCCGGCACGCTTGTCCACCCGACATATGGTGAGCTGAAAGTCTGTGTTGACGGGGAAGTTCGGGTCAGCACATCGAAAAGTGAAGGGCGTATTGTCCGCTTTGACCTGAAGTTTGTCGAAGCGGGAGAACTCTCTTACCCCACATCAGGTGCGGCGACGGCGCAGACGCTGATGTCATCCTGTTCTGCACTGGATGACTGCATCAGTGACAGTTTCAGTGGTTTCAGTATCGATGGCGTGGCAGATTTTGTGCAGAACGACGTCGTCGGTAATGCCGGCACAATGCTTGGGTATATTTCTGATGCGATGAAAGTGGTGGATTCTGCCGTATCGGATGCCGCCAGGCTGTTGCAGGGGGATATCTCGGTACTTCTGCCGCCGCCATCGTCAGGCAAAAATTTCGTTGAGCAGGTGCAGAAAATGTGGCGTACCGGGAAACGCCTTTATGGTAACGCCAGCGACCTGGTCACCATGATCAAAACGCTTTCCGGTGTCAGCCTCGGCAGCGATCTGCAACCGCGCGGCGTCTGGAAAACGGACAGTAAAACCACCGCCACGGCGACGCAGCAGCGTAACGTGGTTGCCAGCACCCTTCGTACGACCGCAATCAGCGAAGCGGCGTATGCCGTCACCCGATTGCCTGCGCCAACAACTTCCGCGGTGATGCAGAATGCCGCAGTGGGGCAGGCAACAACAGCTGCGCAGAGCACCGGCTGGCCTTCCGTCACGCATCCGGCACTGAACAATGCACCGGCGGTGAAAAACACGGTTGATCTGCCGACGTGGGAAGAACTGACTGACATTCGCGACACACTGAATACGGCAATTGATAAGGAGTTGTCCCGTACAACCAGTGATGCGCTGTTTCTGGCGCTGCGCCGGGTGAAAGCAGATCTGAATGCGGATATCAACACGCGCCTTGAACAGTCTGCACGGATCATTCAGCGCACGCCGGATGAGGTTTTACCCGCGCTGGTGCTGGCGGCGACCTGGTTTGATAACGCGGCGCGTGACGCGGACATTATCCGGCGTAATGCCATTACGCATCCCGGCTTTGTGCCGGTGATCCCTCTGAAGGTGCCAGTACAATGAACGATAACGTCACGCTACGGGTAAATGGCCGGGAGTGGAATGGCTGGACATCGGTGCGCATCGGTGCCGGTGTTGAACGACTGGCGCGGGATTTCAGTGTGGAGATCCCCCGCCAGTGGCCGGGAGATGAGGGTATCACCACGCTTCAGCCGCGCATTAAAAACGGTTCAAAAGTGGAGGTGCTGATTGGTGATGAGCTGGTGATCACCGGCTGGGTGGAGGCGACGCCCGTTCGTTACGATGCCCGTTCGGTCAGCACCGGTATTGCCGGACGCAGTCTGACCGCTGACCTGATTGACTGTGCAGCCGAACCGACACAGTTTAACGGACGATCGCTGGTACAGATTGCGCAGGCGCTTGCTGCGCCTTTCGGCATTGAGGTGGTGAACAGCGGTGCGCCGTCGGGTGTTATTCCTGATGTCCAGCCTGATCACGGTGAAACGGTGATTGAGGTAATCAACAAAATACTCGGTCAGCAGCAGGCGCTGGCTTATGACGACCCGCACGGCAGGCTGGTGATTGGCGGTATTGGCTCAACGCGGGCACATACCGCGCTGGTACTTGGGGAAAACATCCTTTCCTGTGATACGGAGAAGAGTATCCGGGAGCGGTTTTCAGTTTACCAGGTGGCGGGGCAGCGTGCCGGAAACGACGATGATTTCGGTGAGGCCACCACCACCGCGCTGCGGGCCCGCACAGAGGACGCATTTATTGCCCGTTACCGTCCGATGTATATCAGGCAGACAGGGCAGGCCACGGGGGCAGGCTGTATTGCCCGTGCTGACTTTGAAGCCCGGCAACGGGCGGCGCGGACGGATGAAACCACCTATGTGGTGCAGGGCTGGCGACAGGGTAACGGTACGCTGTGGCAGCCCAACCAGCGGGTGATTGTCTTCGATCCGGTCTGTGGTTTCGACAATACCGAACTGCTTGTCTCGGAAGTCACGTTTACTCAGGACCAGAATGGCACCCTGACGGAAATCCGTGTCGGCCCACCTGATGCTTATCTGCCTGAACCCGAAGCCCCCGGCGCGCGGAAAAAGAAAAAAGCCAGAGTACAGGAGGACCCGTTCTGATGAAGGCGATTGAAACCATACAGCGACAACTCCTCGGCCTGATTGGGCGGGCGGTGGTGAAAAGCATCAGTGCCGCCACGAAATGTCAGACCGTGGATGTGTCCCTGATTGCCGGTGAACCCAAAGCCGGGGTTGAACATCTTGAACCCTACGGTTTTACCGCAAGGGCAAACAGCGGTGCGGAAGCGGTGGTGTTGTTTCCGGATGGCGACCGTTCTCATGCGGTGGTTGTTACGGTGTCGGACCGGCGCTACCGCCTGAAAGGGCTGCAGACGGGTGAGGTGGCTGTCTATGACGATCAGGGGCAGTCCGTGACGCTGACCCGGGAGGGGATCGTGGTGGACGGTGCAGGTAAAACGATCACGTTTCGCAATTCACCTAAAGCACGTTTTGAAATGGACCTTGAAGTGACCGGACAGGTGAAAGACCTGTGCGACTCCGGCGGCACCACCATGTCAGCGATGCGGCTTGCCTATAACGGGCATCGTCACAGAGAGAACGGTCAGGGCAGTAACACCGACAAACCTGATAAAGCGATGGAGGCATGATGGAACTGTGGCTGACGGTGAACGGTAAACGCACCTGCGCCAGCGCACCGCTGGATCCGCTGACCCGCGCCGTGGTGATTTCCCTGTTTACCTGGCGGCGGGCGGAGCCTGATGACAATGCCGACGTCCCGATGGGATGGTGGGGGGATACCTGGCCTGCGGTACAGAATGACCGTTACGGCTCCCGACTGTGGCTGCTTCAGCGCAGCAAACTGACCAATCAACTGGTGCAGACGGTAAGGGGGTATATCCGCGAATGCCTGCAATGGATGATTGATGACGGCGTGGTGTCCCGTATTGATCTGGATATCCGCCGCACCGGGATTAATGAACTGGGTAACAGTATCACTCTCTGGCGTCGTGACGGACCGGTAATGATTTCTTTTGATGATCTGTGGAGTGCGATAACGCATGGCGGACAGTGAATTTCAGCGCCCGACGCTGGCAGAAAATATCAGTATGCTCCGTAACGATTTATTCGCCAGGCTGGACGTCAGCGACACGCTCCGGCGCATGGATGAAGACGTGCGGGCAAAGGTGTATGCGGCGGCGCTGCATACGGTTTACGGGTACATCGATTATCTGGCAATGAACATGCTGCCTGACCTGTGCGATGAGTCCTGGCTGGCGCGACATGCTGCGATGAAACGGTGTCCGCGCAAGGGGGCCACGGCTGCCAGCGGGTATATGCGCTGGGAAGGTGTCAGCGATGGCCTGAAGGTGACCGCCGGAAGTGTTATTCAGCGCGATGACCTGGTTCAGTACACGGCAACTGCCGATGCAACCAGCACCGGTGGTGTCCTGCGCGTGCCGATCGCCTGCTCAAGTGCAGGCGCGGTCGGTAACGCTGACGACGGTACGTCATTAATCCTGGTCACGCCGGTTAATGGTCTGCCGTCTTCCGGCGAGGCAGATACCCTGACAGGTGGATTTGATATTGAAGAGCTGGAAACGTGGCGCGCCCGCGTCATTGAGCGGTATTACTGGACGCCTCAGGGCGGGGCTGACGGGGACTATGTCGTCTGGGCTAAAGAAGTGCCCGGCATTACCCGCGCATGGACATACCGACACTGGATGGGAACGGGGACTGTCGGTGTGATGATAGCCAGCAGTGACCTGATTAATCCCATTCCGGAAGAATCAACGGAAACGGCGGCAAGACAACATATCGAGCCACTGGCCCCGGTGGCAGGCTCTGATTTGTATGTGTTCAGGCCGGTGGCACATACGGTGGATTTTCATATCCGTGTGACGCCGGACACACCGGAAATACGGGCTGCCATCACCGCGGAGTTGCGTTCGTTCCTGCTGCGTGATGGTTATCCGCAGGGAGAACTGAAGGTATCGCGTATCAGTGAGGCGATTTCCGGTGCGAACGGGGAATACAGCCATCAGTTGCTTGCACCGGCAGACAATATCTCCATTGCAAAAAATGAACTGGCGGTACTGGGGACGATTTCATGGACGTGACAAACGATGATTACATCCGTCTGTTGTCGGCACTGTTGCCCCCCGGTCCGGCGTGGTCAGCCAGCGATCCGGCGATTGCCGGTGCGGCACCGTCATTATCCCGCGTTCATCAGCGTGCGGATGCCCTGATGCGGGAGCTGGATCCGCGCACCACCACTGAACTGATAAACCGCTGGGAGCGTCTGTGCGGTCTGCCGGATGAATGTATTCCCGCAGGGACACAGACCCTTCGCCAGCGTCAGCAACGGCTGGATGCGAAGGTTAACCTGGCGGGCGGCATCAACGAGGATTTTTATCTTGCACAGCTTGCTGCCCTGGGCAGACCAGATGCCACCATCACGCGATACGACAAAAGCACGTTCACCTGCTCATCGGCCTGTACTGACGCTGTGAACGCGCCTGAATGGCGGTATTACTGGCAGGTCAACATGCCAGCCGCCACCAACACCACCTGGATGACATGTGGCGATCCCTGTGATTCCGCACTGCGTATCTGGGGCGACACAGTTGTCGAATGTGTGCTTAACAAACTCTGCCCGTCGCATACCTACGTAATTTTTAAATATCCGGAGTAATCCATGCATCGTATAGACACGAAAACCGCGCAGAAGGATAAGTTCGGCGCGGGTAAGAACGGTTTTACCCGTGGTAACCCCCAGACCGGCACGCCTGCCACCGATCTGGATGATGACTACTTTGACATGTTGCAGGAAGAGCTCTGCAGCGTGGTGGAGGCATCCGGTGCCAGCCTGGAGAAGGGGCGGCATGACCAGCTGCTTACCGCGCTTCGTGCGCTGCTGTTAAGTCGCAAAAATCCGTTTGGCGATATCAAATCGGACGGCACGGTGAAAACGGCTCTTCAAAACCTTGGTTTGGGAGAATTATCTCTGGCTGGCACTGCATCGGGTGTCATTGGTCTGAATGGGTATGTAACGATTCCGTTAATTATTTCAGGTTCCCGGAGAACACTGATTATTCAGTGGGGGCAGGCGAGATTTGGTGGGTCTGGTGGTGAAGATGCCGGATATCTTAATGATTTTCCTTTTGCCTTTCCGTCAGCATGTTATGGAATGATAGTTAGTCATGTGGGGCATACACCTTCAGGCGCAGGAATCCTGTCGGCTTCTGCAATTACATCAAATCAGTTCCGCGGTTTTTCAAGCATAGCGACTGCTGCAAATGCTGTATTAGGTCGTTATATCGCTATAGGGGGTTAATATGTTTTATAGTCCATCATTAAACATTTTTGTGAATCCTGCGCTTAAGGATGATTACATTAATGCAAATTCATGGCCAGATGATGCTCTGGCTGTCAGTGATGATGTTTATAATGAATTTGCAATCAATACGCCCCCATATGACAAAATTCGTGTTGCAGGAAAAAATGGATTACCCACATGGGCACTAATACCTCCACCATCGCATGAAGAACTTATTCAACAGGCAGAATCAGAAAGGCAATTATTGCTTAATCAGGCCAACGAATACATGAACAGTAAACAATGGCCCGGTAAAGCCGCTATTGGTCGTCTGAAAGACGAGGAACTGGCACTATATAATTTGTGGCTGGATTACCTGGACGCACTGGAACTGGTGGATACCTCCAGTGCTCCAGATATTGAATGGCCTACACCTCCGGTAACTCAGGCCAGCTAATCTCAGGAGCCGTCGAAGTGTCGACGGCTTTTACTTCTTTTTTGTAGTCCATCCAGGCGGATAGTTTTTCTTTATCTGTACTGCTGATATCACCAAGCATTAATTCCACTCGCCAGTCAGCTGTGACATTATCGGCATGAGCAAGTAACTGCATTCGCTGATTTTCAGCACGTGCGACATAATCAATCGCCGGAGATTTCAGTACCGGTAAACCATTTTCATCTGACGTGATTAATTTACCCCCTTCCTGCTGTCCGGCAATTAATTCATTGTATAAGTCTGTACTTATCTCAACAATGTCAGCAGGCATGTCGCTGTTTATACCATCAAAGAAAAAACCATTAGTCGATTTTGAGAAATAAATCATAGATATACCTATACACCGATTGCTACCCAAAAACAGGACCTTTCATATTTGACAATTTCTCCCTGAGATATACCGCCAACAATTATATAGAACTGTGATTTGGTGATATCAGAACAGTTCGCAATGCCCATTGCAGATATACCAGCCAACGACGTTGTATGTGGCACAGCCAACAGCGCAAGTGAACGATTTGGGAATGTTACCGGGTAAGTCACCGTATAGTTTGATGCTCCACTGACAATACCCCACTGAATAATCAGACCTGAAGGGAGTTTTTGAAAACCCGTTGATGAAAGTGAACTGGCAAACGCCGCCATATCCGGAATTTGGTTTTGCCCGTTACCTACATTCCGTTTTGCCGCTTCTCCCAAACCAACGTTTATGAAAATGCAGAAATAACGAGAAAATGGCATCATTCCTGCTTTTGTCAGAGGGAGCTACCATGCTTATTGGCTATGTTTGCGTATCAACAAATGACCAGAAAATCGATCTACAACGTAATGCGTTTAACTGTGCAGGATGCGAGCTGATTTTTGAAGACAAGATAAGCGGTACAAAGTCCGAGAGCCTAGGGCTGACAGTGCTGTTCTTGATGCAAATTAAAGGATTTAATAGTGAGTTGCGGCCTTACTAATGTAAGGCCGCTATAATCATTTTATTAATTGCATTAATCGTATTTTGGCCATACTTTCAATGCAATTTCCCCCAACTTTTTACCTCGCTCCAGTATTTCACTCTCATCCCATTTATCCTTAAGTATAAGTGGTATGTTCAGTCGTAGATTGGTGTGGACGATGAGAGCATCACGTTTTTTCAGAAATACAGCATTCTGAACGGAACGGTTTACGCTAAGGTTAAGCAAAGTTAGATTTCCCAACGTAGCTATCGCTTGTTGCCGTTTCCTTACCAGTAGCTGTTCAGGGGTAAGATCGGTTCCAGACAGAACAATTTGGTTCATTACCGTAGCATCTGAATTTGTCACCATATGACCATTTTCGAGAGGCCAACAGGAATACCAACTTTGAGGCATAAGATGATCGATATCGAGATTAGAAAGATTTGGAACATCAGGCTTTTCTGTCTTCACTTGGCGACAAAGTTCTCTTTCAAGTTCCGTTAACATTGAGCGCATTTTCGGTGCGTCGAGCCTGCCAGGATAAAGTGGAGCATTGATGCAAGCGTTGAGAAATTCTGAGTCCCCAGGCCAACGTGAGGCTTCGCCATTTAAGCTATTGAGGATATTACGTAACTCAACACTGGAAATTTCCGTTTTAGACAAGTGTCGCAATACATTCATAAATACATTGTTGTAATTCTTTGGCGTCAGGCCACATACGGATCTTCGTACTACGTAGGAGACAAGATCATTATACATGGCTGCTTTCTCATCATCGGCGATGTTAGCTATCGAAATGAACAAAGCAAGCGGATAGAGTGTCGTCACATCATAGGCTGCGATGCGATGTCTAAAGTGTGAGATGGGGGTTGTGCCAAAACCACCAACCAATTCTTTATATTGTGATGCATATTGTTTGAGGCGCTTTACTTGCAGATCTGCTCGTTGTGAAGGCAAGTCCTTACTTACATAATCACGATACTCATTGTAAAGGCGAGACAGATCAATTTCACGCTGCCTTTCTGATTGCAATGTCGCATGTACAAGCCACTCCATGCGTGGTTTATTAATACGTCCACGGCGTTGCTTTTCCGACCAGTATTTATCTTCAAAGATCTTCCACTCATTTTCATATAATTCAATAGCATTAATATTTTCATGCTCAGCGCACATAAAGATATAGTTGCGAATAAGATCCGTTGCATGAAGTTCCGCTCCTCGCCCATTTAATGTTTCAAAAATTATTTGGGCATCATCTTCAGCTTCGAGAAATATGCTTACCAGTTTCAGATCCGTCAAGACAGCCTCAATTAGTGCTACAGCATTTTCTTGTGGTGAGTGTTTTTCTATTTTAATCCATTTTATAAAGGCTTCAGTAAAAAACCATAATGCCTCTAGTGACGGCGGGTGGTTGAAATGTTTACGTAACGTACCATGTTGCGTGAAGCTATCAGAAAATACATTACGGAGATCGTCAATATTATCAACATTAAGACTTTGAATAAAATGAGTTTGATCTCGAAAAGTTGGCCACAGTTTGAAGCATTCTACCTTTTTATTTCTCATCGTTGCTTCGTTTGTATTTTTCAAGCAAGTCAATACTAACCCTTCCAGTTCAGAAAGGCCTGTAGCACGCAATGATAATCGAATGGATGCCAGAATATATTGAAGAGTGGTTAAACGTTGCTGGCCGTCAATAATATGTATGGTATCTACACCTAACAAGCTGTTTTTGAGTTGAGGTTCCAGCACCACCGCGCCGAGGAAATGAGGGGTTGGTTTTGTTCCCGAAAGTCGGCTCTGTGCTTTTTCGAAGATATCCTCCAACAAAGCTGACCATTGGTTTCGTTGCGTCCATACGTAGGCACGTTGATAGAATGGAACACGATATTGTCGTTGATTTTGGAAAATTTGCTGGATGGTTAGCGTTTCGGATTTCATTGTTTACCTATAAATAACATTAAGTGACATTCCACAAGAGTAAGAAATTCATCTGAGTCAGAACAATCATTTTTATGTAGTTATGATACAGTGTATTTGTTACTGGTGAAGTAAAAATAAGAAACCCCGCTTTTGAATGCTGACGCGCTACGGTTTCATTGGATATTTTTTGTCTCTCCTCCATCCCGTTGGTGTTCTGTTTAGACTGATAACTTGCTGTTTTAATTGATATTAGTTTCTTGCGCCGCCCAATCATGGTTGGTGGGTTGGTGGGTTGGTGGGAGTTAAATCCACATTGGTATGAATAACATAGAATATGAATTAGTGTTTCAGAATTGCTTCAGCCATCACTTTTTAATACGTTCAATTTGAATGTTTATTTCCGAAACAATTTTTTCAGGTTTCAGTCCCTCGTTAGATTGCACAAAATCTCTAATTTGCATCATTCGATGTGCACAAATTTGTAATTCGCTATAAACACTTAGCTCGTCAGATTCATTTTGAGATTGTTCACCTGTTTAAAATTCTACATAAGTATGTGGCGGATTGTGATAAACACGAGAAATCGGGGTTGGCCACCATTCCTCACCGGTCACTACGTCCGCATCGAATAGTACAGTTTTGTCAATTTCCATTAATTTCTGGATAAGAACAGAAGTTTTCAAGCGAACCTCCATTTTGCCATAAAGTGGTTATCAAAACGCTACGTAAACTATACAAAATCAGCGAGTTATGGTGAAGGTAAAAAAACAAGTTTAGATGTTCGTTAAGTATAAAATTGTTTTAATTCAATTGGATATAATAATTTTCTAAATCTAATGTTACGCCATATGGGTTGGACTGAAGCGGCTGACCTGATTGTTAAAGGTATGGAAGGCGCAATCAATGCGAAGACCGTAACCTATGACTTCGAGCGTCTGATGGAAGGCGCTAAACTGCTGAAATGTTCAGAATTTGGTGATGCGATCATCAAGAACATGTAATCACTACATGTGTTTAATATTGCAACGGGCGTATAACACGCCCGTTGTTTTATTTATGTAGGTATTATTAATAGCATATCGAGCATATTTATATAAAACCCTTTACTTGAGCCCATATGGGCATATTTTTATAATGCAACTATTATGCAAACATTTATTTGTTATTTTGCTTTCTCCTGGAGGACACTCTTGACTGCTTTTGAGTAGACTCCATAAATCCTTGTTGAATGGTGCGATGTTATAAATAGTAATAGGATATTCTTTATCTTTAAGGATAATTCCAGATTTAACCGGTGTAAATATACTGCCAGGAGGGAGAAATATAGTAGATTGATACCAGATGATCATTTTCATATTACCCCATATGGCTGAAAAAGATATGCCGCATGAAGGTTGAATTATCGTGTCAATTACTATCCACTTCATTTGTTATGTCTTATCCCACGGTATTTAATATAGTTCATTTGGATGTTCATTTCTTTATTTTGCATATGAGTATATTACCCCTTCAAAAAATAAATTAATTAAAACGATTGCTTATATAAAACAAAATTTAAAGCAAGGAATCTCAATGGATGTTAAACAAAATGAGATTTAGTGAAAACAATAAATTATTCACTTCGTTTTAGATTTGTTTAGCTATAATGTTATACATTCAAATGACTGAACATCCTGTAATTAAAACATAGCCTTTATGCTACTTTGTGCCAATTTGCTAAACATTATGGTTGCCTTTTTATATAACGATAATAATGAATATAAGCATGACATGAGAATAAGGTTTCAATTTTTGAGTTATATAGGAAAGGTTTAACCTGTTCCTGGCTAAAATACATATAACTGGATGATGACTAAACCAAAACACATGTGCGTTAAGTATTGAAACGGGCGTATGGCACACCCGTTGTTTTTATAAATATATTAACCGTTATAAAATAACGTATAGAAAGTCAAGTGATCACATTTCAAATATCAATTTGATAGTATTGGCATGGTGATTATTTATGGGTAGCAATAAAAGGACAGTATTTATCATCCATAGGGATAGTCTCTGTACTTTTATTCCCATTATGCTAATGCCTTACTGAATTATGAAGCATTTCTTAAGCATCCAACTTTAGCTAGATTAATGGTTTATTATTTTCTACATCTTCAATATATAAAAGCGTATTATCAATGGCGTAGTAACTGCGTTTGTTATGATTAACATCAGTAACCCACCGGAAAACGCCCGCGCCTGCTAGTGTTGAACAGTATTCCCGAAATGTAGATTTTCCGCAAATATGAAGCAATGCGGCCTCTTTTATTTTAGCAGGGTTCTTGGTCGTACTAACTTTTAACAGGTTCCTGGTTCCTCTTAATAACAAAACCGTGTCATCGTGAGTAATAATTCTGATGTTATCCGTAGCCAGATAATAAATGTAATGTGCAATACGGTGATGTTTTAATTCTGAATAAAACCAGGAGAAGTTTTGCTCTTTTCTCACTTGCTCAAACATCTTTTGAAAAACAACGACCTGATCCAT